GAATGTTAGATTAAAATTCTTTATTGGTATTGTACTAGGTTTAACATTGTTTGGTATTGTTTTTGTTGTATTGTATAGCCTAATTTTTGTAACACAGCCCATGAACGGTATGAGTCCGGTTGATAACAAGTTCTTTGAACTCATTATTCCTATTGCCACATTCTTGACTGGAACCCTTTCAGGCATTATGTTGGCCGGTGATGACAAAGATTTGAGAGCCAAGGCCTTGGAAGCAGCTAACAAGCCACCTCCACCTAGTGCTCCACCGCCTGCGCCTTCGAGAATTGAACCAACCTTAGGCGGCTTTGGTGCAGCGGCGCCAGCAGCATTTGGAGCAGCAGAACCTGCACCATTAGCATCATTGGCTGATGCTGCACTGGCCAGTTTTACTCCATCAGTCGGCGGTGGATTTGGCGGTAAAGAAGCACCTGTGCAACCAGATCATCCAGAACGCTAATGCAATTTTTTGTAAAAATGCTTTCTGGAGAAAGCGAGAGTAATCCTAGCAGCAAGAGAACCATTACTTTTTTGGCCTTCTTGCTGTTAGCAGTTGCTTTCTTTTCAGAATTGTTTTTTGAAAAGAAAGTAAGTCCGCAAACATTTGATGCAATAACTTATATTGTGTTAGGCGGACTAGGATTTACAGCATCAGAAAAATTTGTTAAAAAGGATAATCCAAAATGAAAAAATTAATTGCACTAGTAATGTTAGCAGCATTGCCATTGGCCTACGCTGATTGTCATGCAGCTGAAGAAAAACGAGTTTGTGTCAAAGAATTTGACAACAAAACTAAAAAGGAAAAAGAAGTTTGCAAAACAATCAAGGTACACAAGAAACTAGAAGGTACCAAGATTGAAGATGCAAAAAAAGACAGCGGCAAAAAGTAATTAGCCGCAACGAAAGCAAAAGAGCCCATTCGTGGGCTCTTTTTGTTTGACAAACACAAGCAAAAGGTATATAATATAACTATGACTCATTACGACACCTTAGGCATTTCGGAATCTGCCAGTCAGGATGAAATTAAAAAGGCATATCGTAAACTTGCTAATCAGCATCATCCAGACAAAGGCGGTGATACCAATCAATTCCAACAAATACAATCTGCATACGAAACATTGAGCGACGACAATCGTAGAGCACAATATGATGCTGAACGTCGTGGCATGGGCGGATTTCGTTTTACTGTAAATGGACACGACGTGGGAGGTGGCATGCCTCACGAAATGGAAGAGATGTTGAGAAACTTTGGTTTTGCTTTTGGATCAGGCTTTGCAAACAATGCAGATCCATTCAATGTTTTTAGACAACCAAGACGTAATAAAGATCTACAAATCGAAATTATAATAAGTTTAGCTAGCACCTTAGAGGAACAAACTAAAATTATTAGTGTAAGAACTTCAAATGGTGACACATATCCAGTTGAAGTAAAAATACCCCGTGGAGTCAGACCAGGGTCTACTGTAAAGTATTCGGGGTTAGGTGATAATTTCTTTACCTCATTGCCTAGAGGTGATCTGTACGTTAAGGTTAACATTGAAGCTACATCTGAATTTGCTGTGGAAAACATAGATCTACACAAACAAGTTGATGTTGATTGCGTTATAGCCATGGTAGGCGGTAAGGTAGTTATTACTGGTCTTGATGGTAAACGTTTTGATATTAACATACCGCCCGGAACACAGTCAGGCACACGTTTTAGATTACCCGAACAAGGCTTATACGCAATGAACCAAAACATTAGGGGTAACTTAGTCATCAATGTTAAAATAAACATTCCATCTTTGACCTTTGAGCAACAACAAGGTATTCGAAATCTATTCAACATTCAATAAATATTTTTATGCTGCAAACTAATCCTGAGATTGATCATATTGTTGCAGAGGCAACAGAGTTGTCTAAAAGCCTTAGTCATGAATACGTTACATTAGAACACGTATTTTTGTGTATGATTAGATTTGATCCTTTTAAAGATCTATTAATACAGTTTGGAGCAGATATTAATAGCCTGGATGCCGAACTTGAGGCGTACTTACTCCAAGCCAGTAATTTAATTGTAGAGGAACAAGAACCTAAAAAAACTCATGCATTGGAAAGAGTTTTTAACAGAGCTTTTACACAGGTATTGTTTAGTGCAAGAACACACATTGAATTAATGGACTTGTTTTTAAGCATCCATGCAGAAACAAACAGTTATGCTCATTACTTTATGGCAAAATATGGATTGGATCGAGCTAAACTTGTAGAGGTATATAATAAGAATTACAAATCAGAAGCAAGAAAATCAATCGCTACTACAAATAGAGCAGATAAAGTATTAGAACACTATTGCGATAATTTGAATCAACAGGCTACAGAAGGTAAAATTGATCCTGTCATTGGTAGATCACAAGAGCTCAATGATATTGTAGAAATTCTAGCTAGACGAAACAAGTCAAATGTACTAATGATAGGTGATCCTGGCGTAGGTAAAACTGCGATTGCAGAAGGCCTGGCACTAAGCATTATTACTAAAACAGTTCCGGAATACTTGCATGATTACACAGTTTATAATTTAGACATAGGTAGTTTATTAGCAGGATCTAAATATCGTGGCGACTTTGAAGAGAAAATTCAGGAAATACTTGGTGCCTTAAGTGTTAAAGGCAAGACTATTCTTTTCATTGATGAAGCACATCAAATGCGTGGTGCCGGTGCAGGCAGTCAGAGCAGCGTGGATCTAGCTAACATGATCAAGCCTGCACTAAGCAAAGGCAAGATCAAAGTTATTGCTAGTACAACATGGGAAGAATATACACAAAGTTTTGAAAAAGACCGCGCACTGATGCGCAGATTTCAACGTGTCACTGTTGATGAGCCTAGTCCAGAAATTGCTAAAGAAATTTTACGTGGGCTTAGATTCAATTTTGAAGAGTTCCACGGTGGATCTATACATGACGATGCCATTGACGCCGCAGTTGATCTAAGTGTTAGATATCAAACAGATAAAAAATTACCAGACAAAGCAATTGACCTAATTGATGCCTGCTGCGCACGTAATCGTATACGCCATACAGTTTGGTCAATTGGTAAAAAAGATATTGTTAATGCAATTAGTAGAATTACTAAAATACCAGTTGATCAAATTGGCATGCAACAAAGTACAGATTCAAATGGCGTTGACTATTTAGAACATAAAATTAAAGATAGACTATATGGCCAGGATACAGCGGTCAATACGGTATTAGAAAAAATTTATGTAAGCAAAGCCGGCTTGAAATCTATCAATAAACCGATTGGAAATTTCTTATTTTTAGGACCTACAGGTACTGGTAAAACAGAATTAGCTAAATTATTATCAGAAAGTCTTGGTATGAAACTATTAAGATATGATATGAGTGAATACCAAGAACGTCACACAGTAGCTAAACTAATCGGTGCACCACCAGGATATGTAGGTTATGATGACGGTAACCTAGGTGGTGGGCTACTTATATCAGATATTGAAAAGAATCCAAACTGTATTATACTAATGGATGAAATTGAAAAAGCTCATCCAGATGTTAGTAACGTTCTACTACAAATGATGGACGAAGGGTCTGTTACAAGTAGTAATGGTAAAAAAGCTGATTGTAGAAATGCAATTATTATACTAACATCTAATCTTGGTGCGGCAGATAATGAAAAGAACACAATTGGATTTACTACTGCATTAGAAAAAGAAGGCGAAGATGACCGAGCAGTCAAGGACTTTTTCAAACCAGAATTTAGAAATAGACTAGACGGTATTGTCAAGTTCAAGAAACTTGATCAACTTAGTATGCGTAAGATTGTTAACAAGTTTATCAATGAACTAAACGAACTCTTATTAGACAAGCAGCTACGTGTTAGATTAACTGAAAATGCTGTTGATGAACTAGTAACAAATGGCTTTGATAGTAAAATGGGTGCAAGACCATTGCAAAGAAAGATTAATCAATCTATTAAGGTACCGTTAAGTAAAAAGATATTGTTTGAAACTATAATTCCTAATGCAACAATTGTAGTAGATTTTATAGACAACAAATTTGTTTTTCAACCAGTTGCAGCTGACTTTAAACATAGAATAGACGAAAATGGATACATTGTTCTGGAAGAACCTATCGCCCAATATTGACATTGAAGAATCAAAAAAACAATTTTACAACCAGTATTATTTTAGATTAGATATATACGCCCCAGGTTGTAAAAGTATTCGTTGCGACAGTGTTTCCGAAGACATAGAACAGCGTAAAAATTGGGTTAGAGATTATAGGCGTCAAGGTTCTTGGTGGAATAAACGCCTGGCTGAATATTTACAAGATGCAAATATCGGCTTTTTGTACAGTCTTAAAGATTTGTACTATGGGCATCCTGATGTAAAAATTCGCACAGAAGAACCAAAAGTATCAGTATATGCTACAGATGAGTTGGTGTTACAATCAATCGCTCGGTCTATAGATCCAGGATATAGAGACTATTTAACATCCATTACTGGCCCGGCCAATGAAGAAATAAAAGCTCTATTAGATAAAAATATTGTGCTGGTTAAAAACCCACCCAAATACAAATATAGAGTTTGGTTTAGGGAAAAACAATTTGATTATGATGTTAGACTTCAAGTTTTGGCTTATCTAGACAGTCTTGGAGATTTGGTTAGAATGGGCAATGGTTCAAGAGCTAACTTAGAAAAACCTCATAACTGGATTTGGGGTGCTAACTTTTGGACTAATGACAAACATGTTGCTACTTGTCTTAGTTTAATACAACCAGATCTAATTAGAGAAGTTTCAGAGCTGGTATGCTTGGATAATAAATAATTGTATTATTCAAGGATTGCTCAATGGCAAAAGTACATGAAGAAGTTGTTGTAATAACTGTTAGCAAATAGGTTAAAAACAACGACACCACAACGGAAATAATCAACGAAGATTTTATTACTGCGCTAGGATCTGTAGCTGAAGAATTACTAGGTCAGGGTGTAGTAGTAGAAGTAAACAAAGCTTAATTCAAAAAGAGAGATATCAATGGCTAAAAAAATTATCGGAGACGGTGCGTCTGCACAAACTGACGCAGTAGAAGCAATCAAGGCTGCAACACCACAAAAAGATGCAGTTGCAATGATCAAGGCAGCAGCAGCTAAACAGGCTGAAAAACAAGCAGAAACACAACAACAAGGTGTTCCGTTTGACTTCACCAAGTGTCATTTACACATTGGTATGCCCTGCTACGGAGGCAATGTAAGTGAACCCACAATGACATCATTGCTTAGATTTATCCTAATGGCACAACAAGTTGGGCTAAATTGGAGTCTTGATACAATGGTCAATGAGTCATTGGTTACCAGAGCTCGTAATAATCTAATGGCGAAAATGATGACTAACCAAGTAGCAACACACTTTATGTTCATTGATGCTGATATTCGTTTCCAACCTGAATCAATCTTGCAAATGATTGCCTGTGATAAAGATGTTATCGGTGGCTTGTATCCTAAAAAAGCATTACCAGTCAACTATGTTATCAATCTCAAGCGCGAAACAAAAGTACAAGGCGATATCTTTACTGTAGATACAATGGGCACCGGCTTCTTGCTATTCAAACGTCATGTATACGAAAAACTTTGCGCAGCTCATCCTGAATGCAAGTATGTAGACGATGTTGGTTTAGGTAAACAATACGAACCAACTATGTATAGTATTTTTGATGTAGCAATTGATGAAAAAGGACATTACTTGAGCGAGGATTGGTTATTCTGCCGTAGATGGAGTGCCATGGGTGGAGAAATCTGGGCACACGGTAAAGTATTGTTGAACCATATTGGTCACTATGAATTTGTAGGCGATCTAAGCAAGATGCCTGACTTTACTAAACCACAAGGAAGTGCTCCTGCTATTGATGGCGGCCCTGCTGCATTACAGGACGCAATTAAAATGGCACAAAAAGTGCCAGCTTAAGGTTATCAATGTCAGATAAAGAAACTTTACACTTTAAAATAGGTCTAAGCAGTTCTTCAAACAAGAAGAAACCTAAGTTTATTGTTTCATTAAATGGTCAGCAGTATATAGATTCACAAATTACTACTGACGCTCAAATTCCGGAGTTTTTTGAATTTGATGCCGAAGTTCCGGAAGGAGAGTGTCAACTAGTAGTTGAATTTGTAAACAAAACAGTGTATGATACTGTGCTTGATGCCCAGGGTAACATTGTTGATGATTTGTTATTAAACATAGAGTCAATTGAAATAGACGATATTGATCTTGGTTCATTGTGTTGGACAGCTAGTGATTACAGACCAAATTATCCAGAATCATACAAACAACAGGCAATAAAAGACGGCAAAGAACTAATAGAATCTGTCAAAAATTGTGTCAATTTGGGATGGAATGGACGCTGGATTTTGCCATTCCAAAGTCCTTTCTACATTTGGTTACTGGAGAACATTTAAGGTAAATACAGCAATAAAATGGAATTCCCATGTACGTTGCTGATTTATTTGAAAGTTACATAGCCGAAGCAGGACCCAATTTAGTAGTACTATATCCGGGCAGATTTCAACCCTTTCATCTTGGGCACGGCGAAGTTTTTCGCAGTCTGCAAAATAAATTTGGCAGAGACAATGTCTACATAGCTACTAGTAATAAAGTAGAACTTCCAAAAAGTCCTTTTAATTTTTCCGATAAAGCAGTTTTAATGGCAGCAGCTGGTATCCCCAGCGACCGTATCATTGAAGTAACCAATCCTTACAAACTACCCGAACCTCAATTTAACCCTGCTAACACTATTTTTATTGCAGCAGTAGGTGCCCCGGACCGAGATCGTCTGCGTCCTGACAGTTTAAAAAAGGACGGCAGTCCGGGGTATTTTAAAACTTTTGAAAGCTTAGACAAATGCGCAACTGCTGACAAACACGGATATGTAATAATTGCAGACGAGCGTCAAAAAGTAATTACTATCAATGGACAACAAGTAGATGTAAGTCACGGAACACCATCACGAGCAGCATGGAACGCAGTGCGTGACAATCCCAAAGCTAGATCAGAATTTCTGTTACAAATGTACGGAAGAGATGATCCGGAACTTGGTCGTGTTCTAGATAAAATTCCCAAAACAGTCAACGAAGAAGCGGGCGGCGTAGGTGTAATAGCCAGCAAAAAACAGGCCAAGGATCCAAGATATTCACATAGTCTAACAGTAGATATTAGACCAGGTGAAGTTGGGAGACAACTTCGTAAAATGCATCTGGCAGATAACGTACAAAAATTAAAAGAAGAAATCGGAACACTAAAAGAAAAGTGGAGTGCAAAATACAAAAGAAGTATCAATTGTAATGCACCAAAAGGTTTTAGCCAACGAGCCCACTGTCAGGGCAGGAAAAAATAATGTATCATCAATTGGAGATTGATGTTCACGCCCATTGGGATGGTCAGCCTCCTGTTTATAGAATTTATGTAGACCAAGAACTAATCACCGAAAGAAAGTTTAGATGGAAGTCGTATGAATTTTATATTAAAGAACTCGTAAGCTGCTATTTAGAAACAGGTATACATACTATTAAACTAGAAAATGTTAATAAAGACGGCAGATTTGAACTAGATCAATTTATAGTTAATTCTACTCCAGTTAATAGATACTTTTTAAGTCAAGGCGATAATCAAGTTGAATGGCGTTTTATAATTGATAATCAATTAAAATCTAGGTAAAATAAATACTATATTATTAGGAACAAACATGAAACCAACAGAATTTATCGTAGAAAACAGCATTATCGCACAAGAAGCAGATGATATGCATAGAGATCACGAAGTACAAATGGCTCGTAGTCAACTGTACAGTGCAGCACAGGCAGCTATTCAAATTCACAGACTGCTGAAAAATGTTAGTGAAATGGAAGGCCTAGAAGGTTGGGTACAAACTAAAATTGCTGTAGCTAGTGAATACTTAGAAAGTGTTCAAGATTATTTAAAATATGAAGCTGCAAGTGAACAACCAGAAATGATGCCATTTGCAGAAGCGGCTGCCGATTATGCATTAGACAAAATGATTAATGAAATGGCCACAGGTGGTGCAAGTTCCGCATCTGGTGTTGCAACTAGTATAACTGGCCCTGCTAATAAAAAGATATCTGGTGTACCTAAAAAAGTAGGCAATTCGTACAAGCCTAAAAAGGTTGAGGTAGGTAAAGGCATTTATTAATGACTGATATTAGAAAACTGTTAGAATCTATGGATGCTATGGCAGCTGCCGAGCGTAAGCCTACAGGCCCACGATGGCCTGGTTACTGGCGAGGTAAAGATTCAGCCAAAAAATCTCGTAGCCGCATGGTAGGGGATGGCGGTACTTCCGAAAGCGTTGAAGAAGATTTAGAAGAAAGTCTGAGACAACAATTTGCCGAATATGGTGCTCCTGGATCTGGTATTGGCAATGACACTGCCAAGGACCCTAATCAAGAAGCCATGCTAACACAACAGAGAAATCAGCAAAAAGGGCAAATTAAAGATCAAGTTGCTGGATTAACTGCACAAATGCAAGGTGCTCGTGCCCAGTTGGCCGACATGAATAAAGCATTTCCACAAGGTGCCAATCCTGTAGAAAAGGCCATGAGCTTGCAACAAATGAATGCACAAAAAGTTGGTGTAAAACAACAAATTGAAGCACTTTCTTCACAGATAGCGCAACTTAGACAACAGGCGATTTAAAATGTTCGTTAACGATCTCTTTGAAAATAAAAAAATAACAGAAGGCTCGGCACAAGATCGACTACATCGCCGTCATCAAGAACTAAGAAAGAAGAGCGGCCTGCCTGATCCTGACTATTATAAAGAATTAAAAGCATCCTATGACATTGAGGATGATACCAAGCGTATTGCGGCACAAGCAGAGATTAAAAAGAAATATCGTGTGGCGGAAGGCTCATTGAATGAATTCGCACCAGATGGATTTAACGGTGGTGATGACGATGATGAATATGATTTATTGTACAAACTTGCTAAAATGTGGTGGACAGGCAACGAGCAACAACATATAAAGGCAACAAAAACATTAGCATCAATGGGTATTGAAATCGACGAAGATGATCCGAATATCATTTTACGCAAAGGTAATCAGTTCATGACATTCTCGATGGATGATTTTGAGCAAGGTGTGGCGGAAGCGGCTGGTCTATACGGACCATTCACTTTAACTATCAACACAGGCGAGCGTCCTAACAGTCGTACTAAAACAAAAAAATTCCGTCGCGAAGATGATGCCATATTATGGGCCGAAGATTGGTTTGAAGACTTCCCGCAGTATGTTTTTGCCACTGCTGAAATCACAGACCCTGAAGGCAATGTAGTTTGGTATAGCGACGAAACCATGGTTAGTGGACAAGGTGTGGCGGAAGCAGGACCATTCTCATACGGTGCCAAGAAGCCTCGTAAAGGTAGTGTGGCAGACTTAGCAGCTAAGAAGCATAAAGAACAAGAGAAAAATAAAAAGCCAATTGAACCTAAAGACCAAATGGTAGGCGTCGCAAAGGTAGTGACCAATGAAGACATTGAGGGTTATCTAGAAGAAATGCGTCGTGCTGGTTATGACATTGTAACCGAGTCTGCAACACTATGTCCTGAGTGCGGAGGTCCTGCATACGAAGACAAGATGTTGGCAGAGAAGCAAGATGCTTGCTACAGTAAAGTAAAAAGTCGTTACAAAGTGTGGCCAAGTGCCTATGCATCAGGCGCCCTGGTGCGCTGTCGTAAAGTAGGTGCTAAAAATTGGGGCAACAAGAGTAAAAAATGAAATATAAAGAACTTCTAGAAGCTTGTTGGGATGGCTATCAACAGCGTGGTATGAAAAAGAAAGGCGACCGCCAGGTGCCTAACTGCGTTAAGATGAGCGAGCAAGAACTGGAAGAAGATCTTAAAAAATGGTTCAAAGAGAAGTGGGTGCGCTTTGGTCCAGATGGCAAGATCCGTGGCGAGTGCGGTGGCAGAGACAGCGGCGAAGGTAAACCAAAATGCTTGCCAGCCAGTAAAGCACACAGCCTAGGCAAAAAAGGCCGTGCCAGTTCAGCAGCCAAAAAGCGTAGAGAAGATCCCAATCCTGAACGCCGAGGAGCTGCTAAAAACGTAGCAACCAAGACTCGTTCCATGAAGGAACAAGGAATCCCCGAACTGCAACCACAAGATCAACAGCCGCCTAGTAATGTAAGAAAAGGATTAGATTTCTTAGGCAAAGTTTTTACAGCGGGGAAACTTCTACAAGATCCCAAGGCATTTGCCGATCAAGAAATTAAAAATTACATAGATCCTGCAAGACAAAATCAAAGTATTATTAGAAGAATGCAACAAGACCAAGATCAACGATAAGGTGTTCAATTAATGAGTTTTTTAGTAGCGAATATACCACCAGTACACTCGTATATTAGGCGTGAATTTTTGTACGACTTCGAACGGGGTCATGGAGAATACGAACCTTGCATCTGGATCTCAATCAAAAGTATAAGAGGACAGGCATTTAGAATTGAGGCATACTTACCAAACTATGGCGCACTTTATGACAAACTACCTTTACATGCGTTTGTGTCACGCACAGAGAATCTTGACACACAAAATTTTTTATCTTTAGACTCATTACAGATCTGGGACTGTTTTGATTATGACATGGCCATTATACAAAAAGCATTTCTCAAAAATCTAAGTTGTAAGTTTTACGCCAAAGATAAAAACATGTATTCAGGCAACTACATGTTTACTGTGGACAACGCACATCCTGATCATAACATAATTGATACCGGTTACAGCGAATGGCCCGAAGATCATAAAAGTTTTAATTTTATTGAACTAGACAATGGACAATATGCAGCACAGCCAAACAATCGTTGTTTGTTCTATGATGCTGCTAGCAATCCTACTGATATGAAGTTTCCTGATTTTCGAGTGTGTACTCGAAAATATGTGGTAGAACAAAATCCCAAGTGGAGGTTAGGTGATACCGACACTGTGATGTATGAAAAAGCCAGTTATACAGAGGAACACTACGGTAAAGATAAAAAGTTCAAATAATTTTAGAGGAGAGCAAAATGGCAAAAGCTAAAGGAACTGCATCAGGAAAACCAGCAATTGATCATGTTGTAAAGCGTACACACGTTGGCGGACTTAGACCAAAAACCAGCACAATGAATAAAAGCTACAAACGCAGCTTCAAAGCTAATAGAGGGCAAGGCAGATAAATACTGGTATGGAATCTTTACAAAAGGCTTTAAAAATTGCATTTGCTAGTGAATACACTTTTTATTTAAAAGCTCACTATTTTCATTGGAATGTGGAAGGCCCTAACTTTCCTCAATATCACGAACTGTTTGCCAACATCTACGAAGAAGTATATGGCAGCATAGACAAGTTTGCAGAGGAAATTCGCGCCACTGGAACATACACTCCCGGATCATTCGCAAGATTTAGCATGTTAAGTCAAATTGATGACGAGTTAGAAATATTACCAGCTGAAGCAATGTTAGCAGAATTACTTCAAGACAGTGAACGCATGGAAGAAATGTTTCGTATAGTTTTTAGAGCGGCCGAAGAACTAGGCCTACATGGGCTAAGTGATTTCCTAGCTAGCAGACAAGATGCGCATGCAAAACATTCTTGGATGTTGAGAGCAACGCTTAAATAAGTTTATCATGTTGTTAGTTTATATTCACGGTGCCAGTGCCACCAGTGAAAGTTTCAATTATATCCGTAAACAAATAAAAGGCAAAGAACTGCTAATTAACTACGACAGTAGGAATGGCTTTGAAAAAAATTTAGAGAACATGAAAGAGCTGTTGTTGGCTCAGAAAGACATGTTTTTTATTTGTCACAGTCTAGGTGGCATCTATGCACTACATTTAGCACAGGAATTTCCTGATCAGGTGTTAGGAGCAGTTACATTGAGCACACCATACGGTGGTGCTGAATCTGCAGATGTTGCAAAATATTTCTTACCGTACAGCAGATTACTTAAAGATATAGGTCCCAATTCATGGGCTATGAAAAAAGCACACTCGTTTGATCTGCATCGCCCCTGGGCCAACATAGTTACTACAACCGGATCAGCACCCTGGATATCTGCGCCAAATGATGGTGTGGTTACTATTGCCAGTCAAAGTCATCGCGGAGACATAATGGAATTAATTGAGCTGGAATGTAATCATTATGAAGTTGTACTCAATGATAAAGTGATTGAAATCATCAAAAAAAGGATAGCAGATGTTAGGTGAAATACCATACATGATAGTGTGGAGTTTCTTTAGTGCAATAGAACACCCTTAGGACCGGTGTGCGCGGCTGCTGCGCTATCTAACTCGGAGTCGTGCCCGAAACTGATTAAAGTGAGCAAATATCACTTGTATTCTCAAATTTAATCATTTATAATATTCTAACTTAATCCAGGAGATTTTATGAGTTCAAGAATGTTTTCCTCAGAACAAAAAGCCAAGCTAACTCAAATTATTAACGAAGGCATGACTATCATGCAAGAAGTTGAAGATCTAAATGCGGGCTTAAGTGATACTATCAAAGCAGTAGCTGAAGAAATGGAAATCAAACCCTCTATTCTTAAAAAAGCGATCCGTACTGCATTCAAATCAAAACTGGGCGAAGAAAACGCCGACAACGAAGAGTTAAACACTATTCTAGAAACTGTGGGTAAAACTCTTTGATGGAAGTACAACTTGGTCTAATTAAGAATACGGTTGGATATCAAAGTTTCTTAAGTTTTTTAGATCATGTGGACCATTATCAACATGTACAACATCTTCAACATGGCAAAGATGTTGTTAGATTTAACTTTGCCAATGACGGAATACCCATTTACGACATATTTGAATTTTTCAATAACAGCCGAATAGATTTTAAAGAAACTAATATAATTGCAGTTGAAACTCTAAAACAGTTTTTATCAATTGCAAATGAATTAGATACAAATAAAAAATACATTGTGTTCAGCGAGTCATATTGGGATTGTCAAAAGTACAAAATAGATTTAGATTACGAATTAATCTACATGCCATGGGACATTGCAGATTGTCAAAATAGATTATCTAATAGATCTAATTTATATTTTCATTTGATTGATTTAGATTTTTTGTCTAAATATAAACCCCAATATGATTTTCTTTGTCTAGTTGGAAGATCAAAATTGTGGCGTGACAAATTTGTAGAAAAATTAGAAACTGAAATAAACTTAACAAACTCGCTTACTTCGTATTATGGTAAATGTTTGGGCAGCAATGAGTTATTGAATATTGATATTCCTTACGAAAGATCAAACTCTAAATTTGAGTTTGAAAATAAATTTTATCAAGCAATAACTATTCCTGACACTAAGTTTAAATACAATCTCAGTTATTTTACAAAAAATGAATTATTTTATTCAACAAAATTTAGTGTCATAGTTGAAACCGAAGCTGAATTAGAAGAATATCATGTCACGGAAAAAACTATGAAATGTATAATGTTAGGGCACCCATTTGTAGTTATAGGAACTCCTAATTATTTAAAATTCTTACATAGTCTTGGATTTACAACTTACAGCGAAATTATTGATGAAAGTTATGACTCAATTGACGATCTTGACGAAAGAATGGAAGCGGTAATCAATTTAATACAAAAACTACAAAACAAAATTTTTGATGTAAACAAATTAAGAGATATTCAAAATAAAAACTTAAATGCCTTGATTAAATTACGTCATACTACAACTTATGAAAAATTTTTAGGATTATTTAATGTTTGAAATATTTCGCCCCACAGTAGATTGGATCAAGGATGACTTTCGTTCTTATCGTCTCCGTTTTATTATTGAACTTACTGCGTGGGCCATTAGTATTGGATGCGCAGCCGTAATGGCGTTTACTGTTCCTGCTCCTCCACTGCTTGCTCTTTATCCTATTTGGATTACTGGTTGCACTTTATATGCCTGGGCGGCTTGGACCAGGAAGTCATTCGGTATGCTGGCTAATTATCTATTGCTAACTACAATTGATGCTATTGGTCTTGTAAGACTTTTAATAAACTAGTATAATATATCCATGAGTTATGTTGACGCATTATATGATCGCAACCAGGATCGTATCCACATTGTGGAACGTGTTGGAGGTGAACGAGTCTACAAAGAATATCCCGCAAACTACGTATTTTACTACGATGACCCACGTGGTAAATTTCGTACTGTGTACGGTACTCCTGTTAGTAGGTTTTCAACCAGGTCGAATAAGGAATTTCAAAAAGAACTTCGTATTAACAGTAACAAGCGTCTTTGGGAGTCGGATATTAATCCGGTATTCCGTTGTCTCGAAGAACACTATATTGGGTCTACATCTCCCCATTTACATACGGCGTTTTTCGACATTGAGGTTGATTTTGACCCGGAACGAGGTTTTAGTAAACCTGAGGATCCGTTTAATCCAATAACTGCAATATCAGTTTATTTAGATTGGATGGATCGACTGGTCACCTTGGTTGTCCCTCCTAAAAGCTACTCGTGGCAAACAGCAGAAGAAATTTGCGAAAAATATGATAACTGTTTTTTGTTTGAACGCGAAGAAGATCTCTTAAACACATTCCTTGATATTATTGATGATGCCGACATCTTAAGCGGCTGGAACTCAGAAGGTTTTGATATTCCGTACATGGTCATGCGTGTGACTAGGGTATTGAATAAAGATGATACACGTAGATTTTGCCTCTGGGGGCAACTGCCTAAACAAAGGACGTTTGAACGCTTTGGTGCAGAGAACTTGACATTCGATCTAATAGGTCGTGTGCATATGGATTATATGCAACTGTATCGCAAATACACTTATGAAGAACGACACAGTTATTCCTTAGATGCCATTGGCGAATATGAATTAGATGAGCGCAAAACGCAGTACGAAGGTACACTAGATCAATTATACAATAAAGACTTTCCTAAGTTCATTGACTACAACAGACAAGATACTATGCTTGTTGCCAAACTAGATCGCAAGCTTAGATTCTTGGATCTTGCCAATGAACTTGCACATGATAACACAGTGTTGCTACCAACAACAATGGGCGCAGTAGCAGTAACCGAGCAGGCAATTATCAACGAAGCACATCAACGAGGTATGGTTGTACCTAATAGGAAAGGAAGAGATGACCAAGGAGACACGCAAGCAGCAGGTGCCTATGTTGCTTTCCCCAAGAAAGGAATGCACGACTGGATCGGCGCCATTGACATCAACTCGCTCTACCCGTCAGCAATCCGCGCTCTTAACATGGCACAAGAGTCGATTGTTGGCCAACTTAGACCGATAATGACCGATCGGTATATTCAAGAAAAAATGAACACAGGCAGTTCCTTTGCAGATGCCTGGGAAAACATGTTTGGTACTCTTGAATATACGGCAGTTATGAATGGAGAAATTGGCACAGAAATAACTGTAGATTGGGAAGCAGGTGGATCGGATGTAATGAGTGCTGCTGACATCTGGCGTATGATCTTTGATAGCAATCAACCCTGGATGCTAAGTGCAAATGGAACTATCTTTAGTTATGAACAAAAGGCAGTTGTTCCTGGCTTACTAGAACGGTGGTACGCTGAACGCAAGGAACTTCAAGCAAAGAAGAAAGAGGCAACTACAGATGAAGATCGAGCATTCTGGGACAAGAGACAGTTGGTCAAAAAGATTAACCTTAACAGTCTCTACGGAGCGATCCTCAACCCAGGTTGTAGATTTTTTGACAAAAGGATTGGTCAATCTACTACGCTCACTGGAAGGATTATCGCCAGACACATGGACGCATATATCAATGAGTGCATATTCGGAGACTATGACCATGTCGGTAAAAGTATCATCTACGGCGACACTGATTCATGCTATTTCACGGCTTGGCCTGCAGTTAGAGATGAAGTTGAAGCTGGACGAATGGAATGGAATAAGGAAATTTGTTCGCAGCTTTATGACACTATTGCGGACCAGGTCAATGCCAGCTTTCCGGCGTTCATGGAACGAGCCTGTCATGTGCCCAGATCTAACGGTGAACTCATCAAAGGCGGTCGTGAACTGGTTGCGAGTAAGGGATTATTTATAAAGAAGAAACGCTATGCTGTTCTCATATACGATCTTGAAGGCAATAGATTAGACACACATGGTAAGCCAGGTAAGGTCAAGGCCATGGGTCTTGATTTGAAGCGATCAGATACTCCCAAGGTTGTACAAGACTTTTTGAGTGAACTATTGACAGATGTTCTAACAAGGGCAGCACCAGAACATGTATATGACAAAGTTAGAGAGTTCAAACTCGCGTTCCAAGATAGACCGGCATGGGAAAAAGGTACGCCCAAGCGTGTAAACAACTTGACCAAATATACAAAAGAAGAAGAAAGACTAGGCAAGGCGAACATGCCAGGACATGTACGTGCTGCTATGAATTGGAATAACTTGCGTAGAATGCACAGTGACAATTACTCTATGGCCATTGTGGATGGTATGAAAACCATTGTGTGTAAATTAAAAGACAATCCACTAGGATACACCAGTGTAGGTTATCCCACAGACGAAACACACTTACCAAATTGGTTTAAAGAACTGCCATTTGATGATAGTGAAATGGAAGGAACTATTGTTGATCAAAAAGTTGAAAACTTGTTAGGTGTGCTAGAATGGGATATACCTGCACACACAGATATTAAGACAACTTTTGATAGTCTATTTACTTTTGAATAAATATTGTCTTAGATTCAATTATACATGTTACTAACAGATCTAGTTAATTTACGTAACTCTCTTACTTCGGCGTTAAAAATTGAAACGCTCAGGGAAGAAGTTGAAAAAAATTGTTCACAATTAACAAGTCTTTATGAATGCACAATATACGAAAGAAAAAGTATTATTTTAGATCTAGTAGATAAGCATAGATTGCTAATTAATAATTTTGAGAATCATACCAACGAAATTGAATCAATAATTGAAATTATACAAGAAGAAATAAATCAACACACTAAAAAATTCTTTACTGAAATTTATGAGCTTGAACTTCAATATG